CAATGTTTTGCGCAAGAACTACCTGCTGTTGAGCCTTGCCAAGATCACCGGTGGCCCGAACCAAGCTCTCAATCGACGGACGAAGTTCGCTGTCCGTGAACCCCGTCAACCGTGACTGAGCCTTGATGAACTGCTCAGTCTGGTCAACAGCATCAGTCGTAGCACCGACCACGTTCTGCAAGGTCTTTGCCAGCCTGGCTTGTTCGGCTTCATCTTCAATCGCAGCTTTGGCTGCCCCAGTTGCAAAGGCGGTTAGACCCGCAAAGGCTGCTGCTGAAGCCAGGGCAATCTTTTGGAAGCCAGGGACAAGTTCGTTGACTTTCTTATTGGCATCGCTGAAAGCGTCAGCAGCAATCCGACCTGTTTCACCGAACGCTTTTTCAAGGGCCGATGTGTCGGCGAACAGCTTGACGATGAATGAGCGGTCAACGGCCATAACGACCGATTCTACTCAGTTGTTGAGTAGCACTTTTCTCATCTCCTGCCAACGCTCAGAGAACTTCTCCAATGCTTCCTGCTCAGACAATCCCTCATAGCGGTTGTCTGGTGATGGTGTCGTCCACCATGAAGGATTTACTGCGTCAGGCATCGCAACCTTCACACGCTTCGTGTTGCCGTGACGTGCCTTGACCTGCTCGATGCTTGGGGCTTCAAAGGTTGAAGGCAACTCAAAGTCATCAAAGACCTCTGGGTCAAGTCTTTGTCCGTGTTGAATCAGTCGAGCGGGAAACATGCCTGGCGCATGTTGAGGCAAGTAGAAGATGCGTGCCGGGTCTTTGGTGGCTGGGTCACCAACGATGTTGATTCTTTCGTGCAACCTCGTCCACACATGTGCCCATTGGGCAGCGGCCACTGGTTTGCTCAAAGGTAGAACGAGGTGCCAGTGTGGATCGTTCGGTCGATGCGACCAGGTGGTGTAGGCGTGATACTCCAAGCCGTCCAGTCGGGCGTGGTCAAACGCTTCACCGTCCATGTCAACGACTAGGCAGGTGACTGCTGCGACGTTGGCGTTGCCTCGGGTTGTGCCAGGTGTGTAGATGACGGGCGACCATAGGGCACGACGGTCTTTCTGTTTGTTCTCTTTGCTGACCATCAGCAGCGTGGACAGCTGCTCCCATGACGTAGCAAGCGGTTTGGGGATGACTGACTTGACGTAGTCAAATCTGACTGCACGAATGTTGTCGAGCATGGCGGGCTCCTCTGTTGTCTACCTCAACCCTAGCGGGCAGGCTTCCCGATTCCAAGCATTGCCACGACATCGTCAATAGCCTGCACATATTCCTTGGCAATGTACGACCTTGAATCCCGGACGGCCTGCCAGAAGAAGTAGCCCTGGCGACCACGATGGCGCAAGAACTGTTGGGTGGTCTTACGACGACGACCACCGAACTCGGCACCGAAGAACACGTCGCCGTAGGTGACTTTCCGATCAAAGCCTTTGATGCCAGCCGAAGCAAGCCCTGGTCCTTGACGGCCCAATCCACGGGTTTTGTTTGACCGAGACTTGGATACGAACGCCTTGTTGTGGTCAAGTTTGATAGTCGGCAGTCGGTCTCGTCGAGCACGCAAACCTCTCACTACTTGACTGGCTTGCGAGTGGCCGGATGAACCGTTCCGTGGTTTGCCGTGTGGTGGCTGCGCGTTTGCGTTGACCTTCGCACGGTCAACTATTTCTTGCGCTATGGCCTGAGATGCCTTCTTCATTTCCTTGGCGAACAGAGGACTCTTCTGAGACAGGTCTTTCAGTTCCTTCAACAACTCGTCGTAGTTGATGACAAAGACAATGTCTGACCCAGGACTTCGTTGACCGGTAGAAGTTTTGAGCCGGAACGGGGTAGCCATGTCAACGAGTGTAGGTGGTATTCGGATTCTGCTTGACGTGCTTCCAACGCAGATACGCAAACATCGTGTAAAGCATTCGAGGGCTTTCAGTCAGCAACACTGACGGGGCGATGCCCGTCTCAATCGCCAGGTAGGCGATCAGCCAGTGGGCTGACTGTTCTCCAAAGGGAGTAACTTATTATCCTCCGATTCGCCGAGACTCACCATCGCCACACCCTCGCGCCAATCTTCAAACGACAAACTGTGAACCTTGTTTCGTTTCTCACAGTGCCAAGCCAACCAGCCCAAGTCACGAACTTTCATGTCGGCCTCAATCTTGGCCATTGAACAGTTGTGGACTTCTTCAAAGGCGCAGAAGTCTGCGTATTGAACGACAGCAAGTCGCTGTTTGCCAAGATGGTCCTGGACTAAAAGACCTAGTTTCATTATCTACCTCCGCAGGTAAGGGTTGATGTGATTAGGCGATTGCCTTGGTGATTGCGCCAGAGATTGGGAAGGTGACGTCAGCGGTGTTCAATTCGCCAACTGCACCGTTCACTGGGGTCCACTCGGTCACCAGCACACTGCACGTATAGGAAGGCGAGGCCGACGAGGCGGCAGCAGTTCCGTTTGGCTTGATAACGCAGGTGACTGCGGTTGAGCCGACGAGTGGGAAGAAGATTCCGTCGATGGCGTTGTAGTCGTTGTGGATTGCGAACGTCACCGAGTTGTCAATCAGACCCGATACGCGGGTGATCGCTGACGAACCGAATGCGGTTGTTGCGACTTCAGCAGCCGAGGTGCTGAGCGTTACCGCTGCCACGTTCGCCGAGATGTCGGTGCCGTTGAAAGTGATGTTCGCATTGGTGAGGACCAATTTTGCCATGATGTTCTATTCTCCTGCCTCTACGGCTTCGGTTTTCTTGGATGAAACTTTGTCGGCGACGGGCGTGAGTATCCCGGCTCCAATCAACAACTCTACATTGTCAATCCCGCTGCCGTCCACATGTCCACCGGGCTGAACGCCTGAGACTGGGAATGGGCCTGAGACAAGGTACTTTGCCATGGTCTAAGCGTACACCGTGACCTTGAAGTCCATTGTCAGATACAGCGTGTCGTTGGCGTCAAGGCTGGTGAAGTTGCCGGAAGAGCCAACAATCAAATCATCGCACACACCGCCCAAAGTTCGGTCGGCTTCAATAGCGGCACGAACGGACTGTGCGCCGCTGAACGCCGTGTATTTGTCCAACTCGTCCTGGGCAACACGTTCCGATTGGCGATACACAACGACCGTGACCGTGAAGTCCATGACCACACCACCGCTACCCATGCCGGTCTGGTGGTATCGAATCTCGTCAAGGGTTGGGAACGCGAACGGTGGGTTCACCTGATCGGGTTGGTAGTCAAACGCACGCAACCCTGGGATGGTTTCAATCCGAACCTTGAGTCCGTCTTTGACTTGGCTTGGTGTTGCAGGCATCAGGCAAACATCCGCATCCGTCGATACGGCTCAACCAACTGAGCCATGTCAGGGTCAAGGAATCGAGAGACACGAATAGCACCCAGATCACCGAAGCCGGCTACACCGAGCGGCGAATCGTAACGCTTGAAGATGCGTGACGACTGGATGATGCAAGCCTGCTTCACAGGTGTCGGCACCGAAGCCCAACCGTATCGGGCAGTCACCTGGACAAGTGCCTGCTCACCGTAGTTGGCGTTGACGGTCGGGAACAGGTAGTCGCCAACGGCACGAAGTTTGTTGTACGACCAAGCGATGCCATCAAGAAATCCGTTCAATGGTTCAAGCTGCACATCTGTCGCCGACCACGTCACATCAAAGTTGCCGTCGGCAAACGTCGATGTCTTCAACACGAAACCCGTGGTGGTGTAGAAGTCGTCCACATCGCACACATACTCGGTGTTCGCCTGGTAGACGCGCACGGTTGCCGAACCATACGCCCAGAACTGGCGATTGCAGTAGCCGTCAATCAAACGGGATGAAGCGTCGATGCAGTTCTCAATCAGCGTGTCGTCGGCCGTGTCGGCTGTGCCGATACGCAACGCAGCCTTGACTTCGTTCAGTGTGGCGTAGCCATTGGTGATAGGCATGGTGGTTCAATCCTACTCAACGACAGACAGTAGAGAACTTACTTCCCGCTCAAACTCGCCACGATTCCGACGCACCCACGCCGCATACGCCAAAGACGAAGCCGAAGGAACACGACGATCCATCAACTCCTCAACCTTCCCGACCAGTTCACCCAACGTCTCAAACTTGTACCAGTTCGCCAACGGCATGTCTTCCCAGTAGGTGGCCGCACCGAAATACGTGGACATCACCGCACACCCAGCCAACGCAGCCTCCCGAGGCAAACGGTCCCGCCCCGGATGCAACCCGAAATCAATGTAGACCTTCGAGGAATGCAACGCCTCGGACAACTGCACCCGATTCATGCCACGCAACTCCACGACCTGAAACCTTCCAAGGTTCAGAAACGGTCGCAACATGCCTGCATCCTTCGCCGGGTTCACCGCCACCTGCTGATGCCTCACCCGTTCCACCTGTGCGACATCAACCCAATCGGTCAACATCATCCGCTCACCCATGTTGCGCACATGGTCCCAGGCGTACTGCGACTGGCACAAGTGATACGAAATCCTCTCAAGGTTCCGTTGCCCATGGCTGCCGAAGTTATCGACACTCAACCACCACAACGCGCAACGGTTCTGGAACGTGTGAGCCATCTCCGGCCAAATCTCAGGCAACACCACCAACGCATCGGCTGGTACCTGCTCACGCAGAATCTTCGGACACACATAGTGCTGATATGCCTCGGGTGTTGTTTGCGCCACGAATGGGTGGTACAGAATCGCAGCCGATCCACGCTGCATTTTGTTCGCCGTATGCACCAACTGGTGCAACGCCTCGGGTCCACCAGTAACCGCTCCGCCAGGGCAAACGACTACCAGTTTCAATCCCACGACAAATCCAGCCTCCGCTGCAAATCCCAATCCAATGCAACGTCACCGGTCATGCGCTGCTCGAACAGGATTCGGTTCGCATCAAACGTCGCCTGATTCAACTGCTTGAACTTGTCCGACGAATTGAGTGTGGACGAGTTCCGATGGAAGATGGCAGCCGTGGAGAACTTGATGTCAATGCCTTTGCGTTGCGCCCGAATCTGATAGTCGTTGTCCTCGAAGTAGGCGGGATGGAATCCTTCGCAGAACAAGCCGACCTTCTTGACGACTTCAGCACCAACCCAGAAACATGACCAGGGTGGTTTGCCACCGAGCACGATGTTGTCGGTCGTGGCCTGCATGAAGAACTCCTCGACACCGTTCAGCCCGAACCCGATGTCGTGATTGACAATCATCCATCCGGTGGACTTGCACGTGGCTTTGATGCCGAGGTTCCACGATCCCGCCACACCAAGGTTGGTGGGCATCCGATAGTGGTAGATGT